AAGGTGGTCAAATATATTGCCCACCCTGACACCAAGTTTCATCATGTAATATTTATTTACATATGGAACAGGCATTACTTCAACCTTTGCTCACCTTTAAGAATAAGAACATTACCCATTAAAGGAATTTTGCAAAATTCTTTTGCAGCCTCATTTAATTCAAGACCATAAACTAAGCCTTCTTCATTAACGATAATATCTGCGTCCTTAATCCTAGTTTCATTGTGGTAAATTTCCGCAACACATTCAATCAATCCACCTACGATAGACTGTGCTTCCTCAAGTGTAGGAGCCTCTTTGCCTTGCCAAAAAACTACCTTTGGCTTGCCTTCCTCTCCCTGTACGGAAATGTTTTTTAATAGATTTGAAAAATTATCTTTCATTTTTAACCTCCTTAATTTTAATATCTTTTTCAACAAACTCTGATTTACTTATTCCATCACCGTATTTACATACAAAGTATTGATCGACCATTTCATAAATTTGGTCTGTTACATTCACACCCTTTATCAAGAAAATATTTCCAGATATGCCGTGATAATTAAATTCTACTTCTTTTTCCATTTTTAACCTCTTTTGTTTAATTAATATACCAACTTTTACCATAGATTACCAAATATGGTCAAGTGCTATTTTCTAAAATTGCTTTAATTTTATCAGCCTTCTCTTTCGGTAAATATCTTAGATCGGATAAAATTCTTTGGATAGCTAGTCTTTCACTCGTATCGGTCATTTCTTTTTCCTTTTTAAAAAAAAGGGGGCCAGAAAGTTGCCCCCAAGTTTGCACCAACCTATTTTTTATCCTTCGGTAAATCTTCTACCAACTCGTAATCTGTCCACCAATCTCTGTGTCCATGTTCGCATTTTGGTTGTTCAAAGTCATAATGATCTGCAAGTTTCCAAAGCATCTCTGATAACTGACATACTTGGTCATATGTTATTGGACAATGTTCGCTTGTATTGTTTCGAATTTCTTTCAAAACATTCGCATATTTAAGCATTTCTCTTCTGTCTTTTTTACTTATTCGTGACGGACTATGTTTCTTTTTCGGTGGATATAGAATATCATCCCAATCTTCAATTCTATTTAGTGCCATATTTTTTACCTTTCTAATATTGTTGGTCTTGGTGGGGGAATATCCATGTAGTTATATCTTGAATAACATTGGTCTGATAATTCCCCTTGTAAGTGCATAATAGTCTGCACACATAGATCGTAATCTCTAAATGCTACTGCAACTATTTCTAGTGTAGATGTAAAGAATACCATCATGTACGTTTCTATAACTAACATCAGTTATAGTTCTTTTTTTTCCAACCACTCTCCATTCTTGTAACAAGTTCTCTGAGTGCGTTGATTAAATCAGTTTTTAGCATAGATGCTAAATCTTTATCAGGATTGGATTTTTGAGTTTCTTCTTCCAACCTTTTGTTTAGTTTCTTAATTCTATCTTTTAACTCCTCATCAGTCATATCAGTCATTCTGCTCTCCTTTATAAATTGTTTTTCTGCCTTTAATATAGTCCTCATAAGGAACCACAAATTCTTCTGGTTCCTCATCAGGTTCATCACGGACTGCGTTATTGTCCATAATCTCTTTATTTGCCTCTTCTTCTGTAGCGTAAAAAATAAGATTGCCATGCTCATCTCTTTCGAGTGCTTGCCAACCATCACACATAGTATCAACTACAATTACATACATTATTTTACCCTTTATTTAATACCATATAATCCCACAATATAGATTATATACAATACGTCAAATAAAAAATGCAATAATTGCAGTTTTAGGGGGTTACTAGACTACCTAAAAAGTCTTTAACCCCCTTCAGTGCTTAAATTTCAGGGTCTATTTTTTTTGATTTTTCTTTTTTTGGTCACATTCCAGTAACAGGCTCATATTCTGCTCTGCTCAATGGACCACCCTCAACACCTATCCAAGCTTCAGGACCAGAATTATTGAGTCTGTATTTTCTACATCTTCCACTAGCTTCTAATGCTAACCAAACAGTATCATATGATGTTTGCCCCCATCCTTTTAACATAATAGGAACTTCTGGCTCATTACTTCTAGCTTTAAATCCACCAGCACCTGTCTGTTTTAATGCCCTACCTTCTCGTTCAGCTTGTCTTATCCAAAGATACATAGCTTCTGCTCTTTCTTCATCAACAGTAACTGGAACATTAATTTGTTCGGTTTTATCCACCAGGAGTCCTGTATTCATATCCCGAACAAATCTTCGGATTTCACGGTCTGCAGGTCCGTTTGATTTAACAACAGCTCCATCAAAAAACATATTTCTTTTGTATTCTAGCCCAATAGCCTTCGATCTTTTCTCACCTTCAGAGTGTCTTACGTTCCATACTGCATACGCAAAACGAACACCGTCAACCAATGCAGATGTACCCCGAATAAGGTTCCGAGCCTCTTCAGGTGTACTAGGTGGGTCATTGTCCTTAATTTTAGCCATATGGTGACACAACAGGACTGTAGCCCCTGTTTCTGTAGCCATTCTAGCGGTTAAACCCATAAGAGCAGCCCCTGCCGCAGGATCAGCATTAACATCAGCGTGAACAAAAGACGCTAATGGGTCAAACACAATCAGTTTTAAATCTTTAATCTGTAACAACTGATCGTAATATTTTTCAAACTCTTCTCCACTATAATAACTCTTATCCGAACCAACTTGCATAATTGGGAACACACCACCATAGTTGGGCAATGGTATAATTTTCATATCATGCTCGTATTCAAATCTTTCGTTATCAGGATCAAGCCTTTGTATTCTTCTATGTACCTCTGCTTCGTCATCTTCAGCCGTAAACACAACTGTATTACCGAAAGATGCTATTTCACCTCCGAAAGCACTCTGCATAGACTTACCAGATGCTATCTTCATAGCTAAATCCATAGTCATCATACCTTTACCCGAATCTCCAGCCGCAGCAAAAAGTGCAGGAACACCCAAAGGCATCACATTATTAACCACGAACTTCTGCTCTGGTGCTTTGTCCACGAACCTACGAATAGATAGACTGTCATCAAGTAGGTTTACCGACTTCTGTACCTTCTGACGAGCATCATTTAGGAAACTGCTAACATTAAATCCCTCTGCAACCGCATCTGAAGCATCCCATCTTTCAGGCTTACCTTGTGGTGGTGTTAGCATAGTGACCGACTTAGCCCCTGCTTGTAGTGCCAAGTGCTGTATCAGGTCAGCAACTTTCTTACCTGCTTTATCGTTATCAGGCCAAAGTATGACCTCTTTGCCGTTAAGAGGCGAAAAATCATAGCTAGGAGCTGAGTTCTTAGATAACATACCAGCACCACCCATATGACAAGTTGCCGTAAATCCTAGCGAATTTAGAGAGTCTGCACACTTTTCACCCTCAACCCATATAACTCTGTCAGATGAAGATATGTTCGGAATATTATATAGTGGACGTACATCAGGCATCTTTGGATACGGATTGTTTGCCGTAAACTGCCTAAACTCTTTCTTGGTCTTACCACTCGCATCAACCTCAACATTACCAAAATCATCACGAATATTGTATCTGCGTACTGTCGCCAACACTTCACCATCTACGGATAAATAATGATGTTCCCCATCATGGGGTGTATTTATATCGTATTTTTTCCTAGTTGATTCGTTTTTAAATGGATTCGTTGCTGGGTAATCATGCTCTATATTCCGAACATTTCTTCGACTTCCATCTAGGTAATCTGAAAAGTATTCCTTGATTTCAGGAAGTTTCATGTTTCTTCCTTCCATCATAATCTTAACAATACCCCCGACTCCTTCACCACCGTTAAAGTCCGTTCCTTTAAGAAAATAAGGGCCAGGGGTCATATCAATCTTTAATGATTTGCCAGCTTCCCCTGCCAAAGACCCGATTACAAATTGATTACCCCGAACTTCCCCCTGTGGATATGTCTCTTTTAATATCTCAATTTGTACAGATGCTGGTACTTTTCTGCTAATTTCTTCAACCAAATCTATAGCAGATATACTAGATTTAGTGTTGTCAAAGTGTAAAAGACGCATTATATTCTCCTTATTAGTGACCTCGTTACTCAGGAGGAGATTTACCCTCTCCTCCTTTTTTTTATTTCCAACAGGTGCTTTGAAACTCGCACCACTTACATAAATGATACTCCCTAGTATGCGAAATTCTTGGTAGAATTTCAGAAGATTTAGTTGCTGTCAAGATTTGAACACCACGATCACTTATTTTCTGAGCCAGAGCTTTATCAAATGGCACAAGTTCAAAGTGTATTTCACTGGTATTTTTATTCACGACAGTAAACAAAGCTGGGTTTTCTGTTAAATCCATATACGCTTGGTATACTGCGATTTGTGCTGCGTAAACTTTATTGGCTGCAGCTACACCAACCCGAACAAATTCCTTAAACTTCCTGTCATTAGCTGACTTACACTCCCAAAGCATAGGATATGGTATTTTTAAAGGACCTCCACACAGAACACCATCAATATGTCCTCTTATTTTTCCATCAGCAATTTTAAAACCAAATTGTTCGCCTTGTTTGTCCTCTGTGCGTAAGTCGAACCCTGCTGATTGTATCCACCCTGCCGCTTGATATTCTATGTTATGTCCGAACTCAAATATTCTTAATGTCTTAGCAGTGAACTCTTTCTCTTTATCTGGTTCCACTCCCATAAAACGATACTGTATTTTTCGAACACAATCATCGCCTAAAGAAGAACCCCCGATATAGTTTCTTTTCGGCATTTTTTTATTTTTAGCAACGATAGCTTCATCAATAGTTTTATGAAACTCTTCTACTACCTCAGAACGGAATCCCTGCTGACGGAGGCCAGTGACCGCCTGACCACTTAACGTGTTCAAGTTCAAGATTTTCGATGTCTTTGTAACCATAGGTTATACTTTTCGCCTCCTGTATAATAAATATTAATGCTCTCATCTGTTCCTCAGTTAATTCAGACAACTTCGTATCCCAACCGACATTGCTACAAAAGTTAGCAAATGCAGGTATAGCTTCTATAACTCCACTGTCTGTTTTTGGATTAAACTTCAATGATATGTCTCCCCATCTGAATTATATATGTCTGCTAATTCTTTAGATGTTATAGCATAAGCCCTTAATTTATTTCCGTGCTTGACTATAACCTCTGCAAAAATAAAGTATGAATCTTCTTTTTCTTCTTCTCTCTCAATAATAGAATAAATTTTTTCCCTTAACTTCTCCTGCATATCTTTTACGGCATTAACGCTAGAATCAATCTTAGCAATAGTTTTAATATCACGTTCAAATAAGTCTCTAAGTTGAGACATCATTTGCATCTTTATATGTATTTCAACTCTTTCCATCCGACTCTCCTAACAAAGCACCATAGCCACATATATCTATAGCACTATCCTCATGTTTAGGACTGTGGATAAGTCGGCCTAATTTAACTGCTATCATACACTGATATACTTGATCTGCTGTTATTTCTTTTTGCAATATAACAGACCATAATCTAGCTATATTACTATGATTTTCATAAGCTTCGCCATAATCCTTATGACGATCACCATTAATTTTACTTTTTGCTTTTTTCAAAACTTCATTACGCTGCATTATCATATCCATTTGTTACAACAATATTATCAATAGCCTGATTATTCCAATGATAATTTAGCCAACAAGCGGCTTTATATTTATTCCATGAAAAATCAAACTGTTCTACTACCATTCCATATCTAGCTAAATGCTCTCTTTGCTTATCCGATATAAGTTCGTTTAACCAACGCTTGCTTTTGTTAGCTCCGTTAGATGTTTCTATATTTCGTAGAAAATCATCTGCAGATGCAATAGCTTGTACCTTAGTACCAATGGCAACGGTTTTAGGCTTTCCATTCTTTTGCTTAACCATAGCAATAGAATTGTCGCCAACTGTAGCAATGATACCAAAACCATTAAACCCAGAAGCCATAAGCATCTTTCCATTACCCATCATGTCCATCCAACGGAAAGGAGAACTGTCGAATACATCAATCTCTGTCATTACAAAACGTGACATTTCAGAGTTTTCATCCATTCTTTCAAATACATGACCACAGATAGGACACTCTTTTACACTAAGAGGAACTACCGAATCACATTCTGGACATACTTTTGTAGGGGCATCACCACCTGTCTCTTTATCTTTACCATCTAAATTAACTGATTCGTCAATAGAACCATGCGTGAGTAGACTGTAACCAAAGTCAAGAACGACACAATCTTTCTTCACAACACCTGGATATAGTTCTGGGTCTATTGTTCGTAACCCTCTACCAATCATCTGTACCATTGTAGACTTATAAGAACATGGCCTCATAAGCACGATACAGGACACAGGAGGGGCATCAAATCCTTCGGTAAGCACTGCTACATTCACAACGACTTGTACATCTCCATGCTCTAAATTTTTGAGTATTTGCCTTCTTTCTTCTTTAGGGGTATCTCCTGTCACCATTTCTGCAAGAATACCCTCTTCTATAAAAGCTTTATGTACATCTTCTGCGTGTGCAATAGTTGAACAAAAGATAACTGTTTTTCTGTCAGAAGCTTTATCTTGCCATTCTTCAACTACCTTCTGATTAATAACTCTTTTATTCATAATCGCTTCAACCTGACCCATATCGAAATCATCAGCAGTCTTACGAACATGACTTAGTTCATCTTGAACACCTACATCAATTACAAATGTTTTTGGTGGTACAAGAAATCCTTCACGAATAAGTGTAGCTACCTCAATCTGGTGACAACAATTATCAAATACATCTCTTAAACCTTTACCATCACCACGATTAGGTGTAGCCGTGAAACCTACAATCTCTGCTTTTTCGTTGTCGGTTCTAACTTTATTAATAACTTTCTTATAAGTACGAGCAGCAGAATGATGGCTCTCATCAATAACAAGCATATCAAATGGCTTCATCTTATCTAAATTATTGTCTCTGGATAATGTTTGAACCATGCTGAACACGACATTACCTGTAAAATCTTTTTGTGAACCATCAACTATAGAGGTAGATATAGATGGGTTCACATTGTTAAACTTCATACTGTTCTGTGAAACAAGTTCATCTCTGTGTTGTAACACAAGCACATTCTTATTTTTCTTATGTCTTTCGCCAATTAGTGCAGATAACATGATCGTCTTTCCTGCACCTGTAGGAGCGACCACAATCGTATTAGAATGTTCATTTAATGCTTTATTTGCTGAACTAACAGCGACCTCTTGATAGGGTCGTAAAATCATAGTAACCTCTTATGTTATGGTGGGGGGTTTAACGGCCCACTCCCCCCTGTAGTGGTATGCAACTAGAGTCTATGGAGACTTGCCGTTGCTATTACTTTGCCCAAGATGGTACATTACCTTGTGGTGCTTGTCCACCACCGCCCTGATTAATGGGGGATGAATTTGTAGAAGGTGCAGTAGCCCCTCCAACGCTATTCCCTATGTAATCGGCATCTTTTGGTGTTAAAGCAACCATCAATTTATTAGAGTCCTCATAACCATTCGTACCTTTCTTGATACCAATTTTCATACAGAACTCTTTACCATTAATGTCTTCAATACCATTAAGGCTTCTTAACCCTTGAGCATTTTCAGTTTGATCTGATGGATCAAGACCATGAATACTATCAATCATTGATCTTAATGTACTCATACCAATCTCGTATGCTACAGGTTTATTAGTATTAGGGTTCATCTTGTCACCGTCAACGAACAGACGATCCCATACTTTTCGTTTGTCAAACTCACCACCAACAATAGTAAATTCTAATTCAACCCACTTAGCCTTAGTAGATGCAGAATAATGAAATGATTGTGTTTTACCAAACATTTCCATTACATACATACCAGGTTTTATGGTTATAATTGCTCTAGCAACAGTTCCTGCAGGAATTAAGCTAAAGTCATTAGTAGGGCCAGAACTGGCCTCAAAGTCATTTAAATTAAGAGTCATTACTGACCTCCTTATTAGTTTGAGATTTAGGGTCAACAAAATCAAGCGGTCTTTCCGATTGTGGAATACCACCACTCATCTTCGTTAACAATTTACCGAGATG